TACTTCGGCTGCTTTTTCCAGAGTCTCGGCAGGAACGTCTTCTGCTACTGCTTCTTCTGCAGGAGCCTCAGCTGGAGCTGCATCTTCTGCAACAACTTCTGTCTCTTCAACGGCTGCTTCAACTGCTGCATCAACTGCAACATCTTCAGCAACTACGTTTTCTGTGTTATCTGACATTTCATTACCTCCTTCTGCGTTTGCCTGTTTTGCAATTTTTTGTGTATCAGGCAACGTAAATCTTGACTGCTTATATGCATCAAGAATCTTATCAATCTCTTTTGCTTTGTTGACATCTGAACTTTCAACCCAACCAATAAGTTGTGCTGGCTTACCAGATACTGGTGAGTCATATGTCTTATCTGTTGAGATAAAAACAGAGTTACTATCTTCACAGTAAAAAATATTTTCGGTTACAACATCTACTGCTATACCCTTTGCAATGTATTGTCCATTTACCTTCTGAATAGAAAGAATGTTACATAGCTCATTTGCTGGTGAATCTACAATTGATAGTTCCATTAATTCATAGTCTTTAATAAATCTTACAGTTTTACCTGTAGCCTTATTAACTTCATTATCTGATTCTTTAATTTTTCCGCCGATTGAGAATCCTGAAAGAGTTCCGTCTAAAACTTTTTCCCAGCTATCTTGTGCGCCTTTTGAAATGTATGCTGTTACATAAACACCGTTATAAAACTCTTTAGTTGTTGGATCGTAGAAAGTTTCTGGCTTGAAAGAAACCATCTTGCCAACTGCAAGAGATCCGTGCATCTCACGAATGTTTCCACGGAAACTTTCAAATGCTTTTACGCTTGCTTCTGCTGTTACAACATCGCCTGTTTGATCAATATTGTCAAGCGTTGCAAAACCAGAAACAGTTCTCTGTTCACGGTTAACTTTAGTAAAAGGAACGGACAAATTAATGTCATTGCCATGGCTAGTCCACAAAGACTTTTCAATATTCATATGCTTAATTTTAGCGACTTATAGATAAAAAGGCAAATAACAGTTGAGTGGGGTTAGTCAACTTGTCTGCCATCGCCTTTGGCATTTCTTCCTTCTCCAGAGATATCTGGAGAATTTGCTTGGCGATCTTGAGATCTTTGTCTGGTATTTCCAGCTAGCGATGCCTGCTCTGCTTTTGCTGGACCCTTTAATTCAATAACATCATCTCCACCATCTAGCGGAATCATGCCTTTTCTAATTCGAACTTCATTAGGGGTAATTACCTGCATTCTTAAATATCTTTCATCAATTTTAGATTGCGTATCCTCATCGGTTAAAGTTAATTCATTAAATTTAAGTACTAGGGCATCAGTTTTTTCTTCAAATATTTTATTTACTTTTTTCTCTAAAATCATTTGTGCTGGTCGGCAAACCTGCTCTTTAAATGTTTTATCTGCGTCTCTAGCTACCGCTAAATTAACTCCTTCTGGAGTTCCAATTTTATTAATTGGTACACGATGGGCTAAAAGAATTTCATCCCTATTTGATTTACGATAAACATTAAATGAAGATTCCTGTGGGTTTGCTTCAACTGGCTCCATCTTAAATTCAGTCTTTGAGTCTGGGGTATCTCCTGGAAGTGGAATATATAGGGATCTATGATTCTTGCCCTTTAGTCCAACCTGAAAAAATTCAAGCAATTTTCTTTCTGATTCTGGAGAAAGCTTTGCTCCCTTTACTGTAATAATATATCTTGGAACCGCCTTGTTTTCAAAATAATCTAGGTTGTATCTTCCAGATAGCTCGTTACCTGCAAGTGCTACCTGAGCTGCAATGATGTCTGGAATGCCATAGTAGTTATTCATAGGAGTGTACTTCTTCAAATGAATAATTTCATTTGGGCGATCTTCTTGTCCAGCAATTGGATTTTCTACATCTGTCTCTCCAAAGTTGCTGAAGTATACAGCCTTGCCATATAGCAATTGAATAAATCCGTCTCTTAGTCTGCGTACACGCATTGTCTTTGCTGGGATATGCCCAATGTATCCAATGTTTCCGCCTGTAGTTCTGCCAATTTCAATATATCCATTTCCTGTTGCTTCTAAATCTGTGTAAGTCTTAATTAAAGTTTGAGTAAATGTATCTTCATCATTTGTTGTATCTAGCCATGCGTGAATGTCTTGGCGCAACTTGCTAATTTTTCTACGTGCTCTTTCAAGAGACTTGTCGTCTGTAAGTGAATCAAGAGCATCATTTGTTTTCTTTGTTTCTACAAAGTCATATCCTAAGCCAACGATGTTGGCAACCTTTGCGTTAATTGCCGCATAGTTATATGTTGATGTTTCATAGACCACTGATAAGTATTCAAGATTGTATGTTGGCTCTACTAAATCAAACATAGCATATCCTGTAATAGCTTGTGCTAATAGGTTTTGCTGTGTTCCCGTTCCTTCTACGCCAGTAAACGACTTAGAAAATTCTCTACTTATCTTGCGCTTAAAAGAAGAACCTAGTCCTCTAACTTTTTTTAATTCGTCTATTCCTGCAGCAAATGGATCATTGCTTACTTGATCTTTTTTTAAAGAAAACCAGTCCGCTGTATTTGAAATATCAATTACGTTTTCTGATGCATCATCATCAATAAATTCTACGGTCATCTCATTCCCTTCAACTTCTTCATTTCGTCTTTATAGTTTCCAATGTCTAGTGGGTCTGGAACTAATCCCCAGTCAAGTCTTTTCTTTTGGTACTCAAATTCTTCGTCATCAATTTTTCTTCTTGCAGAAAGAAATTTAGGCCTGCCCTCATGTATGCCAAATGAGCGAACTTCTCTAGCCAAAGCATCGACTCTGGATTTATTTCCTTTTTTAGAGGTGACTGAAAGAAAATTCCCATCATCGTCCCCAATCCATCTGCCATCAGGCATTTCCCAAACATATATCCCAAGTACGCTCTCTTCTTCAAGTATCTTGGTGTTTATACGATTAATGTCCATAGTAATTTATTTTACCATTACTTCCTGCACAAGTCCAGCTTTTGTCACACAGATGGACAATTTTAGATACTTTGTAACACAATCCAGTCATTATTATAAGACTTGATATCCTTTTCTGTCACAGTAATTGACGGATCAGAAACTGACACTGCTGGCCTTCCTACATATAAGGAATAGTGGGTGGAAACTATTGCTTGAGTTAGTTCTTTTGAATATATAGCAATGTTGTTATATAGACAAGTTGGGCCGCCTGAACCTGAGTAATTAAACTTTAATATGCCTGAAGAAGGTTGTGATAAAACTAATACAACATGATATAGTTGATTAGCAGCAAATACATTTGATATATTTGTTTGTGTTGTTTGATCTACTCCATTTACATAGATTTTTAATATATTGGTCTTTGTTATTGTTCCGTTTCCCGCCCAAGAGTACGCAGAGGCCGTGTATGACCCCGTAGCTGCCGCATCTAGTAAGGTATTAGCCGTAAGGTCAGACGGAGTAAAAAACATCTCTACGGACTTTATAGAGCCTTGTGTGGTCAAGTTAAATCCAGAACCAGGCTTTGTCCTTATTCCATTATCATAGTGTCTAGAAAGAAGTGGATAATTTAATGACCCTAAATAATACTCAGATGAAGATGAAATTAGGTCGCCATAATTGTCTGCATATACATCTTTATTTGTATAAAAACTAATTGCAAAATACGCTAATCTTGGTAAATATTTACTAGCATCAGATGTGGACATGGTTATTTTAATATAAACAACTCCGTTAGTGCTAAATGAATCTTTTGTATATTGAGGCAAGGGCTGTCCATTTAAACAATTTTGCCAATTTGTTCCGTCTACGCTTGACTCTACTGTTATGCCTAAATCATTTCTCCATTCCACCTTTGAACTTACAAATGGAATTTGGCTAGGTATTAAAAATGAGTCTTCAAGAATAAATGTTTTTGATTGAACTGAATCTGTTTTATAAAAAGAAATATAGCCTGCAGATTCATTATAGTATGTGTTGCTATCAAGAAATTCCGACCATTGTTTATTTACTGGATACGAGTATTGAAATTGAGCTCTTATAGAAGCATCTGTGCAAGAAAAAAGAATTCCTTGATCTGGTGAAACAACTTGAATTGCTGGTGCAGAAAAATTTCCATCTCCATAGTGTCTTTGTATAGAAGAGGAAGGAAGAGAATATCTATATATGGCTGGAGCATCAACAATAAAAGAATCTGTAGATACAGTTGTTGGCCCTATAGCCAAGGCTAATGAGGTATTTGTAAATTTAAAGTTTTCGGCTAATGATCTTGTTGCAACTAGCCTACCATCAACATACAAAGAAATCGAATATACAGAATAAATTCCTACTAAATGCATAACTCTTTTAGAGTATGTTACTGGATATCTAACTGATTCGGTTGCAGATACTTTAAAAACTATATCTCCATTTTGCCAGTATAGTCCTATGTTGTTTAAGTTATCTGACATAATTGGAGTTTCAGTAGATGAAAATATAGAGGGAGATATCCAGCATTCAATTGTAAAATCATTATCAGATGAATACTTATTTCCAATTCCTCCGCTTGAGGTTGATCCATAATAATCTTTATTTGTTGATAACTCTATTTTTCCATTATTTGAAATATTAGTTCCGTATTTTCCGCCTGATACTAATGGCAACAAATAATCATTTAAGGGAAACTCTCCATTATAGGTTGCATTATTTCCACATCCTGAATAATCTGAAGCGGTAGAAGTAGATAAAGAAGAGTTATAATAAGATGGCTCATTATAAAGCGTAGTACTATCATTATAAGTAGAAACAAAATAAAAGCTTGTATAAAGTTCATCTAAAGGCCAAAATCCTATTGGATGATCTTTAATAACTTTTAGTTGGTATGACATTTATACCCCTTATGCCATTGCGATTGTTCTTGAAACTTCTAATAAATTTGTTCCGTCTGAAATAAAATCAAAAACAAAATATCTAGCAGTAGTAACGCCTGTAGCAAGAGTTCCTTGAGATCTAAATCCCGTTCCAAATGTCATCGTATAAGATGTTGTTCCGCTTGTTAAAACAACTAGACTACAACGTGTGCCCGCTGCTGGAACTGTAGTTGTAAATGATCCAGTTGCAGTTGGAGTTACTCTAACATTTCTATTTGCAGAAAGGGCTAGGGCAAGAGTTCCATTTGCTAATGCTGTAAATGTTTTTTCTAGTTGTGAAATTCTAAAATCTAAAGAGTTGGTATCTGCAGATGAATTTATACCAACTTTTGCTTCTAATGCCTCAATTGCATCATTTGCGTTTGCATGTTGATCGGCATGCAAAACTCCAGCATCATTTAGCTTATTAGATGATGTAGGATTTGTTAGCGCATCAAGCGATGTAGGAAAGTTAGTTGCCATTATTTTATTATATCAGAATATTATTCTGCTAGCATTTCTGGCAAAGACTTTAGCTCTGCCTCATGTACATCAATAGCTGCTTCTAAAATAGCAATAGCCTTATCTGTAGATTCAACGCCTGCCTCATCAGCAATATTTTCAAATGCCTTCTTGTTTAGTGAATGTTGGTATAATTCTGCAGCAAGCTGAGAAATTCTTTGCAAAACAATGCTTCTTTTTTGTTCTGCATTTAAAATATTGTTATAATCAATTGTCATTTTTATTCCCTTTTTATTAATCTTGTAGGCACTTGTGTGCCACAATTTATACTATGGATTTAGTGTACCATTAAATTCATATGAACCTACATGTGTTGTTTTAGCATATGGGGCTGCATAAACTTTATTCCCTAGCTTCCGCCACATATGGCAAAAATTAACATCTTCCCCCATGGCTAATCCTTCTTCGCTTATATCAGTTTTCCAAAATTCATACACCTTATCTCCAGGGTTTACACCTTGAATTTCAGATCCACTATATTTATAAGACCTGACAGAATCTTTAAGTTTATCAAAAACTGATCTTTTTATAATCATCATTCCCGTCCCAATATGTGAGACTTCAAATGACTTAGTAAAATCTTCTGGTTGATCTTGTCCTGGCAATAATGCAAGATTAAATTCGCCACTATATTTACTTAAAGATTGTGCTGGTATTCCATGTTGAACTGCTTGAGATATAGAATTCCAATTCATTCTCTTCTTAGGAACTACTCCGCCAATAATATCTTTATCTTCTTGAATCATACGCAGAACATCTTCTGGCTTAAATGATTGATCGGCATCAATAAAGAATAAATAATCACACCCTGAAGCCAAAAACATTTGAGTAAATAAATCTCTTGCTTCGGTTATAATAGAATTATTATACATATCTCTAAACTGAACTTCATAACCATTATCCAATAAAAACTTCATTGTATTAAATAAACTCTTAGCATATGATCCATGGCACATTCCGCCATACATTGGAGTTGCGATAAATACTGATTTAGATTTTTTGGACATATTGAGATCCCTTTGTCGCCATTCCTGCATAAAACATTTGTAGCGATATATCAACAGCAGAAGAATACAAAATGTCTTCTGATATATATATTACATTATATTGATTTTCATATTCAAAATCTCTTGCAATTGGAACAAAATTTCTATCGCATAGGAATTTATTTATTTCTCCAACTAAAGCCTGATTCTCCCAAAATGTCGCTTGCTCTACTTCAATAAAAATAGCTTTAGTATTCTTTAATGAATCTTCTGCTCCAACAAGAACATTTAACGATGAGCCTTCTACATCTATCCATAATGCGTTGCTTTGATTTTCCCACTTTTTATTTGCAATAAATGTATCTAACTTTGTGCACTCAACTTTATTTTTTTTGTAAATAGTATCTTCATCATTGATTTTTGATAATATTGAGTCGGCACCAATGTTTATTGATCTTGTACCAGACTTAGTACTAATAGCAACATTAATATCAATTTCACCGTTATGATCTGATACGGCCATATTTAAATATTCAATATTAGATATAGCGTCTTTAGCTTGATCAAAATTACGTGGACTTGCTTCAAATGCCACAACATTTTTTACTTGGTCTTTAATGAACATTGAAAACTCTGCGTTTAATGCACCTATTTCAAAAAATGAATCAACTTTGCTATTTGTAATTATATTGGCAAATAGGTTTGCTAGTTCTATAACACTCTTTTGTCTTGCCTTTTCATCTGGCAAATCATATAGGGCAGACTGCATTACTAAGCTATTTAGAATAAATTCTTTAGACATTATATCCTCTGCTTAAATTTGTTTGTTGTAGACATTTGTCTAATATGCTCCCATGTAATTGGTTGCTTCTTCATATGGGTAACTAATACTCTAGGGTCAAAGTATAATTCTATTCCCGCCCTATATGCTTTAATACACCATGATATATCTTCACCAACTGCATCAATCATATCTGTTCCATCTGGATTTTCTCCAACTTTAACATATTCATGATTAAACCAAGGTCTTTGAATCTTTTCAAATACACCTGACTTCATTGCAACAAAACCAAATCCAAGGCTTTGAACTCTAAGCGGATCTTTTAAATTAACTATCTCTGTTGCTGGCATTCCTCCTGGGGCACCCCAAGCATGCACAGTTGTTGTAAAGCCATCTGCTAATAAATATGCGCCAGAGGCAACATCATACTCTGAATCATATATTTTAAAAAACTGTTCTGGTGTCCAAGAGATGTCTGAATCAATCCAAAATATTTTATTATAAGTAATATCGCTACCTCCTGGAGAAGTTTGGGAGGGATCTAAATTTAATCCTTCTACTCCAGAAGCTGTTAATTCTCTAGCATGGTGTACAAGTGAAGAATAGTTATTTAACCACTTATAAGTAATGCCACGCTTATCACATTCTGCTAAAGTTTGAACTAAACTTTTTACATATTGTGATTCTAACATTCCGCCTGGTGTTGCAATTAACACATCATAATGTTGCATTTATAATCCTTTGTTTAGACAATAATAACAGACAGGGGCTGATTTTGTCAACCCCTGTCATAATTTAATTTATTTTAATTAAGCAGGTGGATTATTACGTGCTTCCATTTGAGCTCGCATTTCTGCAATTTCTTCAGGAGTCGGTTTTGGTGCTCCTTGTTCTCCACGAGCATTTGGTGCATATGGAGCATCTTCATCATTAATAGATGCAAGGTATAGTTCAGCCCATGCTGTTGCTTCTGCTGCATCTGCCCATGCATCTCCATTTGGCCAGTTTGGCTGGTATAGAGAAGGTGCTTCAGATCCTGGATAAAATACTTTTACCGCATTATCTGCATCTAGTTCATATCTTGCTGTCATTTATTTCTCCTAATGTTTTATAGAATCAATTGAATCTATATTTGCTAAATTCATTATATAGTATAACATAATGATTTAAAATAGTCACTATTTATTCTGTTACTGAAAGCACTTCTGGCATTACTTCCATAATTCCAATAGAATTTAGATAATCTGATGTTGGTTCTGTAAAAGTATTTGAGGTTTTATCATAGGTACTCCAACGAGCAGGGATTGTTTTGTCGTCAAGCCAAATAAACTTATCAAAGTTTTTTTCAATACAAATTCTAGTTGCAAAATCGTCATCTTGTTCTACAAACACATAGGTATCTTCTACTCGATTATTTACAAGGAATGTATAATGTTTTTCAGCCATTATTAACTCCAATACGTAATTCTTGCATAGCCTGAACCGCCTGCCGCACCAGCAACAGAACTGTTTACTGCTAATGGTGCGCCACCGCCACCGCCTGAATTTGTAGCGCCTGCTGTAGCAGCGCTTGCACCACCACTACTTCCGCCACCGCTTGCACCTCTTAAAGTTGTGTAATAAAGGCTTCCTGCGCCACCGCCACCAAAACCGTCTATACCTGCTCCTGGAATTGAAAAACCAACGCTTCCAGAAGCAGGCGCTCCTGCTCCGCCTTGGCTTCCAGCACCATTACTGCTTGATGCAAGACCAGATGTATTACCAGTTGATACAAATGCTATGTATTGAGCGCTTTGTCCTGCGCCACCACCAGCACCGCCACCGCCAGCAGGTTGTTGGCCACCGCCTACGTTGTAACCGCCACCGCCACCACTTCCGCCGTTTCCAGCAGCAGGCAAAGTCCCAGTTGGACCACCGCCACCACCGCCACCACCAAAAGCAGTCGCAAGCGCACCAAACGTAGTATCTCCACCATTGCCGCCATTTGTACCACCGCTACCGCCAGCAGTTCCGCCAGCGCCAATAGTTACCGTGTATGAAGTATTAGGAACAACTGTGATTGTTTTTTTTACGACACCACCGCCACCGCCGCCACCGCCGCCTGCTAATCCTGAAGGTTGAGAACAACCACCGCTACCACCACCACCACCAACAAGAAATAAATCAACTGTTGTTACGTTTGCAGGAGTAACAAAAGTGGTTGTGCTTAAATACTCAATAACTTTTTGAGTTACGCTGCTAGAAACGGCAGGATATATACTTGTTGGCATTATGAAATCTCCGATCCAAATGTTGTAAATGTTGAAGTACCATTAGTGGAAGATACTCTAATTCCATTTGGATTTGTTAGGGCAAACCCGCTTTTTAAGGTTATAGTCGTATTTCCAGCTATGGTATTATTATACACTATATAATTTAAATTTGCCGCAGGTATTGCAGCAGTTGGCACAAGAGCAATACTAAATGTATCTACAGATGTTGATGTATTTGTAATATTAATTGATTTAATTATTGTAGATGTGAGGGAAGGAACAGAATAATGCAGAGTTTCAGTATTTGCAATAGGTGCTGTTTGTCCTAATACTTTATAACTAGTAGGCATTATGAAATCTCCAATCCATATGTAGAAAATGTTAAATTAGAATTTCCTCTTACAACTATAGAATTTTGCGGAGCTAATGTAATTCCTGGCTCAAGTACTTGAAAAGAATTAGCTGCTATTGTAACATTTTTGTAAAGGTTGTTTAATGAGGAAGAAGAATATAATGTTGTAAGTGGTCCTCCATAAACAACATCTAGCCAAGTTTGAAATGCTGGTAAAGTTCTTAAAGTCCAACTAATTCCGTTTGTTGAGGTTGCAGATGTTGAGCTTGCAGAATATGGACCAGAGACTGCAACAAAAGTTCCATTGCCCTGTGTTACTGAATACCAATTTGCAGTTGCTGGCAAAGTTACTGCCGTCCAAGTTGTTCCGTCTGTGGATCTAGCAGCAGCATTTGTTACTCCGATAGCACTAGTAGTTAATGAAACTGACAAAAAAATTCCAGCTCCAAAAGTTGTAGCAACCCAATTTTCATTAGAAGGCATAGTTACTGTTGTCCAAGTTATTCCGTCGGTTGATATTGCTGCTAAAGTACGAAGTTCTGCTGTTGCTACAAATACTCCATTACCAAAAGCCATTGATTTCCAAGAAGCAACTGTAGGGAGAGTTCTTGTTGTCCAGGTTATCCCGTCAGTTGAGGAAGCAGCTTGTGTTGTACCACCTGAACTATTATATGAAACTGTTGCAAAAACTCCATTACCAAATGCATTTGTCCAAAATCTACCTAAAGATCCAGGTATCGAGGTTGTAGACCAAGATACTCCATTTGTTGAATAATGTACGGTATGACCTATGGCATTACCAGTTAATATATATTTTCCATTTCCATATGAAATTGTGTTTGTACTTCCAGACGCACTTCCAAGAGTACTCAGTGTCCATGTTATTCCATCGGTTGATAAACCTATTGATGTAGTAGATGCAGTAGTTGATACAAATAAAGAATTACCATAAACTATTCCTTTTCCTCCTGTTCCGCCTAAAGTAGTTACTGCAGTCCATGTGATGCCATTTGATGAAGTATACACCTGTGTATCTAAAGATTGTAAAACAAAAGTGGGAGTAGCGATATTTGATGTATTTACTATTGAATTATAAATATTTATATCAAAAGTTTGAACAGAAGCTGATCTATTTACTACAGTAATATTACTGATTAAACTTTGAGTATTGGCGGGGGATACATAAAGCACATTCTCTGTAGTATCACTTGGAGAAACTTGTCCTAATATTTTATATAACTCAGGCATTATGATATCTCCGTTCCAAATGTTGTAAATGTGCATGTTCCATTAGTTGATAAAACTCTAACCCCGCTTGGATAATTTAAAGTATATGGATTTTTAATAGTTACAGTGGAATTTCCAGGTATGGAACTATTATACGCTATATAGTTTGAAGTTGTTGCAGCAGTTGCAGCAATTGGCACAATAGCAATACTAAATGTATCAGCAACTGCTGATGTATTAGTAATATTAATTGATTTAATTACTGCAGAAGTAGCGGAAGGAACAGAATAATGCAATGTCTCAGTATTCGCAATAGGATCTGTTTGTCCTAATATTTTATAATTAGTTGGCATTAAGAGATCTCCATTCCATATGCTGAAAATGTTAAATTGGAATTACCTTTAATACTTATAGAATTTTGTGCTCCCAAAGCAATTCCTGGTTCTAAAATTTCAGATGAGTTTGCAGCAATTGTAACATTTTTATATAAGTTGTTTAATTTAGGAGAAGGGAAACTCCCATATTGAATTTGATAAGCATTTGATGGTAATGTTGATGTTGTCCAAGTTATTAAATCAGTTGAATAGGCAATTGATGAGAGATTGCCTGGCGATGCATAAAAATTTCCATTGGCATAAGTTGCTCCACTCCAAAAAGCAGAGGATGGCATTGTACGTAATGTCCAAGTTATGCCGTCAGTTGAGGAGGCAGCGGTGGTATTAGCAGAATTTCCAGCTCCAAAAGCAAGCCAGGTATTAGATAAGTAAAAAACATAACTCCATTCAGAAACTGCTGGCATTGTGCGTGTTGTCCAAGTTATTCCATCTGTTGATGAAGCTGCTAATGTTGCAGCAAATCCTCCACCTCCAGTTGCAAAAAATTTATCAGCACCATAGGCAGCTGTCTGCCATCCATGAGTTGCATTAGGCATAGTTGTTATTGTCCAAGTTAATCCGTTTGTTGAATATAATGCTGTACCTGAATTATAAGCAATCAAAATAAATTTACCATTTCCAAATGTTGCTCCTCTCCACTGGTTAAAAGATGGCAAAGTTACTGCTGTCCAAGTTGTTCCATCATCTGTTGATCGTAATGAGCTAGAGCTACTTGCTCCTAAAACATATGTATTATTGCCATAAGCAATTGAATTCCATGATGTGCTTGCGAGTGGAGTTGTTGTTTGAGTCCACGTAATTCCATTTGTTGATGTTGCTGCTACAGTTTCAAAATTTGATACAGATAAAAATTTAGAATTTGCAAAAAATAAATTATTCCACCGAGCAGTTGAGGGAAATGTGCCTGTTGTCCAATTTACGGCATTAGTTGAAGACATGACTGTATTATGAGCAGGAAAAGGCGATTTAATAGCAACAAAATTATTTAAAATTGGAATATTATTATAAACACTAATATCAAATGTTTGAGCGGAAGCAGATCTATTGGTAACAGTAATATTAGTTACTAATGTTTGAGTATTAACAGGAGATGTATATAAAACATTTTCTAATGTATCTGTAGGTACTAATTGTGATAATATCTTATAAGATTCAGGCATTATGATATCTCCGTCCCAAATGTGTTAAATGTGCATGTTCCGTTTGTTGAAGTTACTTTAATACCGTTTGGGTTTGTTAATATATACCCAGATTTAAGTGTCATGGTTGAATTTCCAGATATAGCATTATTATACATTACGTAATTACTTATAGTTGATGGAGTACTTCCAAAAGCTACTGAATACCAATTTCTACTTGCTGGCAATGTACGTTCTGTCCAAGTTATGCCATCGGTTGATGAGGCGGCAGTGGTTGAATTATATGCTATTGCAACAAATGTATTATTTCCAAAAGATGCCCCTCTCCAATTAGCAGATGCTGGCAACGTCCTCTGTGTCCAGGTTATGCCATTGGTTGAGGAGGCAGCTGAGGATGAAAGATTTGCTACTGCAACAAATGTATTATTTCCAAAAGATGATCCATACCAATTGTTATACATTGGCATGGTAAATAAAGTCCATGTTATTCCATCTGTTGAGTAGGTTGCAGTTGTTCCAAGTGATAGTGCAACAAATAACCCATTTCCATAAACAAAAGTATTCCAGGAGGATGTTGGCATAGTGCTTGAAGTCCACGTTATTCCATCGGTTGAAGAGGCGGTGTCGGATGCAGATTGTGATACTGCAACAAATTTATTATTTCCAAATGCTATTTTAACCCAATTAGAACTTATTGGTACTGTACGTAAAGTCCAGGTTATCCCGTTGGTTGAGGAGGCGGCTGCTGTTCCACCTGTAATTGCAACAAATGTACTATTTCCAAAAGATGCATATCGCCAACCATTAGTACTAGCGCTAGGTAATGTACGCAATGTCCAAGTTACGCCATCAGTTGAAGAGGCAGCGTTGGTTGAGTTATTTGCTACTGCAACAAATATGTTATTACCAAATTCTGCGGCAAACCAATTATCATTTGCTGGTAATGTGCGTAATGTCCAAGTTATGCCGTCGGTTGAGGAGGCGGCGGAGGATGAATTATATGCTATTGCAACAAATGTATTTACAAGCTGTGGAATCATTCCAATACTAAATGTATCAGCAACAGAAGATGTATTTGTAATATTAATTGCTTTTATAATAGTAGATGTAGCGGACGGCACAGAATAATGCAATGTTTCAGTATTTGCATTTGGTGCAGTTTGCGCTAAAAATTTATAATTAGTTGGCATTATGATATCTCCACACCATAAGCTGAATATGTTATAAGATTGCCAGATACAACAATAGAATTTTGAGGATTTAATATAATTCCTGGTTCTAGAATTTGAGATGAGTTTCCTGCAACTGTTGCCTGTTTATATAAATTATTTAATGCTGGAGATACTAAATTACCACAAATAATATTACCCCAAGTAATGTTTCCTGGTATCGTGCTTATATCCCAAGTTATGCCATCAGTTGATACTGCAGCATTAGTTGTTGACCCAACTGCAACAAATTTATTATTTCCAAATGCTACTGAAGACCATTGACTACTTGTTGGCATAGTATTTAAAGTCCAGGTATTTCCATTTCCAGAATATGCAGCTGTAGTAGTAGTTCCCGATGAAGGTGTTGCAATAGAAACCCATGTGCTATTTCCAAAAGCTAATGCACCCCATTCAGCAACCGCTGGCATTGTACGTAGTGTCCATGTTATTGCATCAAGCGATGTGGCAGCAGTAGTTGTTGCAACACCTAGTCCAGCAATAGCAACAAATTTATTTCCACCATAAAGAGTTTTATCCCATGTAGCAGTTGAATTTGGTAAAGTTGTTATTGTCCAAGTTATAGCATCAGTAGAATATACTGCTGTAGATTTATTGTAAACAACAGTAACAAAAACTCCTAAGCCAAAAGATAACCCTCTCCATTGTTCTGAGCTTGGTAAAGTTGTTTGTATCCAAGTTATTCCATCTGTTGAATATGCTCCTACATTTGAAATATTCCTAACAGAAACAAATTTACTATTTCCATAAGCTAGTGAGAGCCATGAACCAGAACTGGGCAAAGTTCTTAAGTTCCATGTTATTCCATCACTTGATGTTGCTGCTGATGTTGAACCAGATGCTACTGCAACAAATGTATTATTTCCAAATGCTATTTGATACCAAGCAACGCTTGCTGGCATTGTACGTAGTGTCCATGTTATTCCATCGGTTGAAGAAGCAGCAGTGGTACCAGTATATCCAACTGCAACAAACGCATTAGGTTGAATAACAGCATTATTATAAAGACTAATATCAAAAGTTTGAGCATCAGATGATCTATTAGCAACAACAATATTATTAACTATTGTTTGAGTATTTGCTGGAGATGTATAAAGAACTACTTCATTAGCACCAGGGGCTACTTGACCCAATATCTTATATGCTTCAGGCATGTAATTATACTCTTCTCTTTATTCATATTAAATCATCGCAAAAAATACATTTAATGTAGGAGGGGCAACCCATGTAATGCCTGTTCCTGTAGAACTTAATAAATATCCACTAATTCCTACTGAACCGCCAGCCCTTAAAGTGCTATTTGCAGTTAATGCACCATTTGCAGTTAATGCACCATTTGCAGTTAATGCACTATTTGCAGTTATTGCACCATTTGCAGTTATTGCACCTGATGTATTTATTGAACCTAATGTGGATATTGAACCATTTGTAGTTAATGTACCATTAATTTGAACATTGCTACTAAATAGAGAATCTCCTAAAACACCTAGTCTATTATCAATTGCAACTGATGGGAAAAATACTGTACCACCAGTGTTAATATAATTAGACTGCTCTCTTGTAAGAGGCATTTATTCCTCCTTATTAAGCTTGTGCTTCAGACCAAGATAAACGACCAGCAATTGCTACTGGTGCAGAAGATTGATTCTGTACCACAATTGTTAATGTGTCTGGACCATCTGGGTAAATTCCAGCATTTGAGTTAGCTGAAATTCCTCCACCTAGTAGTGCATTACCAAGATCACGAACTTTTTCAAGGTCAATTGATGTTGTTGAGTTTGTAAAGAAACCACCAGTAATTTCACCACCTGTTACTGTTGTTGATCCGCCTCTATAGTCTGCAATTTGTGCAAGTGAAGAGTTTGGAACTGAAAGATTATTAACAACATTAGTCCAAGCAGTTGTTGTACTTGGTACACCATTAAGTACTGCTGTTACAAGAATACTGATCTGAGATGAGTTTCCTGCAGGTGCTGCAGCAGAAATATCAAGTGCTTTTAGAATTAACTGCATTCTGTTAATAATTTCACGGCTGCTAAATGATGCTGCTATACCGCTATCAACAGAAGGCGCAACTCTAATTGAGAACAATGCTTTTGTAGCAGATGTTCCTGTAAATACATAAGTTCCTGTTGCTTGTACAGTAAAGTTATTGCTCATTGTAATTTCTTTTGTAACTGGGTTAATTGCAGTAATTGTATTACCTGATGCAAGTCCAGTTCCTGAAACCCATGCCATACCTACAACTAATTGTGTAATATCATTTACAATCATTTTTGCTTGTGAGGTGGCGCCACCTGAAGTATATGTTACAGATGTATTTCCAAGGGTTCCCTGTAAAGCAGTCTGTGCAGACTGTCCATATGTAAATAGAAGTGATTTATCATCATCAAATCTTCCATCCATAATTACAGATGATCCCCAGTGTGATAATGCTGGTGCAAATGAAGGCATTGCAAGTTCTACAGATGTTGGAGAAGTTGCTGAGTATGTATATGCCTGTCCTGTAGATGCAGTTGCACCTACAGAAGCGGTGCTACTTCCCATACCAGAAAATGTTACTGTTGGGTTTGTTGCTGTGACTGCTTGATTTAATGTAATTGTAAGACCAGAAATATTTGTAACAAATGTTCCATCTGGTACTGGGGATGGGCTAGTAGTACTATATACACGTTGACCAATTTGTAATCCTGCTGTTGAAGCCACAGTTCCAACATTTGAGCCTGATGCTGCTGTTAAAGTTACACCAGCAAGAGCACTTCCTGGTTGACCACGAGTCAAACCAGTAAATGTTGTTGCAGTTTTTCCAGTATAGTTTACAAATTCATAATTTTGTGAAGCCTGATTTGCTGTACTTCCTGGTCTAATTACAAGGGTTCCAGATGTAGGAAATTGTGATGTATCTGAAACTGTTAATGATGTATCAGAAGCTCCCACTGAAGCAGCAAGAATTGTATCAACTGCTTCTGAATTTGTTTCATAATGTGCAGGAAGGTTTCCTGAACGCATATAAGCTTCATTATTTACATTGTTATTAGCAATCTTATGTGCATAAATAACATCTCCATTTGGCCCTCTAACGCCAAATCTAATAAATCCTGCGCCATACCATGAGTAATCAATATAGAACATTTGCATCTTTGATAGATCAATATTATATCCTGAAGGACCAGTACCATCTAATTTGTCAATGTTAAATGATGATTGTGGAGTTTTAATATCTTGTGTTTTTGAAGCAACAACTAAAGTTGCTGTTGTTCCACGATAAGGTGGATTTATTACCATAGATGTATCTGAAGCAATATCCATAACCTTATAAGATTGGCCACGAATTACAATGTAATCCCCTGGAGTTAATTGTTTAGAAAATGCTGTTGGAAATTCTGCATTTGTTTGAGTTACAGTATTGTTTCCATTTGTTACTGATACTTTACCTCCAAGTTGGAATACAGAGTTTCTACGTACCGCATTTAATGTTTGGCCATCATACTCCCAAAACATACCATTTTGAATATCAAAAATGCCTAGTCTATTTACAGCTCCATACCAGTTTAATACGCTTAAAGTAAATAAACCAGCTGCTGTTGTTGCAGATGGAGCAGAAAGAGCAGTGTATGTAAATTTAGTTTGTGATAATACGTTTGCAACAGTAAATGTTCCATTATATGCAGAATCATTTGTTACACCTGCAATAACTATTGTTGATCCTGGCTGAATATTATGCGGTTCACGAGATTGAACTGTTACTGTAGTAGAAGAAGATGTTAATGAATCAACTGTTGCGTATGGACGCATAATTGTTCCTGTAGACATCTGAATGCCTTTACCTGATTGGTAACGGAAATAACGTCGTGTTTGACGTATTGCTTGTTTATTGTTTGAAGATGCATTTGTTGAAAATAAAACTCCACCATCAAACGCTCTATGTGTTACTTGGCCTTGTGGACGAACATATATTGCAGCAGATGTTACTGTAAGTCCTGAAGGAACACCTAAAATTGGATTTGCAAAATAAGTAAAAGATGTCGGAGTTAAAACAGAAGCAACTGTGTAATTACCATTTGGTGGATTTGTTCCAGTGATACCTGTTACAGCAATTTCATTACCAACAGATAAACCATGAGGAACTGTAGTTACTACAGTAAGTTGATTTCCGCTTGGTGTTATAGATGTTGGAGCTGCACCAATTTGTGCACCAGTATAAAGTGTTCCTGGATAAATAATAGTTTTACCTGCATCATAAAGTGCTGTAATTGTTGTAGTATTTACAGCTTTTGCTGTATAAGTAAATGATGTATTTGTGCTTATTGTTTCAATAACAAAGTTACCATTAGCAATTGATAATTGTGTATCTTGTACAAAAATTGGTGTTCCAGCTGCTAAACCTGTTGTATTTGTACATGAAACTGTAACAGTTCTGCTATTTGTAGATAGTGCAATACCTGAAATTGATGGAACTGGAACTGTTGAAGGATATGCAAATGGACGCATATTATTTAATATTGCTGTTTCCCATTTTGTTCCCTGAGTACCATATTCAAAATCTGTATCAATTAATGCCTGTGGAGAAGATGTTCTAAACTTATTTACTGGATCTAATTGTGCTTCACCTGGCTCAAATTTTTCAATATATTCATCAATAGTAATTTGAAGTTTATCTGTTGAAGTCATTGCTGCTGTATTAAAATTTAAAATTAATGAAGTATATCCATTTGCACCGTACATAATTGTATTATATGTAGTTGCAGTAAGTGATGGATCTGAAAAATTATAAACAACTTGATTTGTAGTAACATTAGTAATTAATACTAGACGCTCTCTTGCAATATATCTTGGAATAACTAATTGTTTTGCTAATGTAGTAATATTAGTAATTGCTCCTGCTATTGGGGTAGTCCCGCCAATTGCTGAGAATGTAATTGAGGTAGAAGAAAGAATGGCTGTAACACGATAGGTGCCTCCAGATCCAACAGAACCCGCTCCTGCTGTTGCTGTAAAGAATGAACCTACTGCCAATCCCGCCGTTGATGTCATTCCTGTAATTGTTGCACTCCATGGACTTAATGTTGATGCAACTATTGAACCTACTGTGCCTGTTGAAGAAACAATGGATGCTGTTGGGTTAAACGTATATCCTGTTTCTAATAAAATTTTTCTTGCCATTTGCTATCCTCCTAGGACTATATCCAACGCTTTGAATGGATACGTTGTTGTTGTTGAAGTTATTGTTGGGCCTGCCATTAATCTTGCATCAAACTGTGAACCTGCTGGGACGGCTTCTGGAAATACAATATATCCATCATTATCCACACGAACACCATTTTGAGCAATCATAGACTGCCAAACATATTCTGCATTACTTACTCTTTGAATTATACCATTTATGCTTAATAAAAGCCTAAAAGGATTTGATATTGTTACTTGTTGACCTTGATATCTAGGAATAAACCTATTTGTTATCCCGTCAAAATAATTAGACATATCATCAAGTGGGGTAATTTCTGGAATAGATATAAGGGTTCCTAATTTAACTTTCCAATAGGCTCCCGTCCAATACCATGTTTTTGAACCAGATGTATACTCCTGGTTTAAAGATGGACTATTTGGAAAATTAATTGGCATCTATATATCTCCTATTCTGCATTGTTTCCTTTTTATACTGTAGTTGCTGGGCCAGCGTACAAAGCAAATGATGTAGGAGTAAAAGAAGTAGCTGATCTTGTGGTAAGGGTAGTGCCCGAATGCCCAATTAGAGTATTTGAAATTATAGCTCTAGGAACTCCACCTGATATTGAACCATTAGACCCCAGGTTAAACCAATTAGTGCCATCAGTTGAATATCCATGATTTGTGTTAGATGCCATAAAATAATAAGTAACTCCATTAATTGATCCAGATAAAGTCTTTCCTTGTAAATAGTCCCAGGTCAAGCCTGTGCCAGCATAACTTTGAAAGCTACCAGAACTATTAGTCCATGTTACTCCATCGGTACTTCTTTCTGGACCACCAGTAAAAGCATTTTGAGAATAAAAAAATCCGTCGGGAGCATAAACAGTAAAACCAAATTGTGTGCTATTTACTCTATTACCTTCAGTAAATGCTGTTCCATTTGTAGAATATGCTACAGTTGTACTTACTGAAGAACCAACACTAAGACCTCTTGACGCAAGAAATCTTGTTGGGCTTGCTGCTAAGTTACCCCATGCTCCTAGCTGCAACAATGTGCCAGCAGTCCAAGTAAACCCATCGGTTGAATAATATGTTTGGCCAGCGCTGTAGTCGGAAAGGCTTCCAGAAGTAATCACGCAATATCTACCAATAGTAGATGCATAAACAATATTTCCTTGACTAACTGCTGCTGGAAATGTTCTTAGTGTCCAGGTTATTCCGTCTGGGGATGTATAAAAGCTTGTTGTTGGAGATCCAGCACTTGCCTGAAATGCAAAAAATAAATCATTTGTTCCTTGAATAGTCCATGTTGTTGAAAACGTAGATGTTCTTGAAGTCCAAGTAGAACCATCTGTTGAGGTATAATAAGTTGTTCCTGTACCGCCCATATGAACCCAAACTCCAGCAGTATATGCGGTAGTCTGCTGCCCTGAAGGCTTGAAATAAGAATTTGTTGCTGCTGTTAAAGCGGTTAAGCCAGTTGTAGATGCGTTTACATAATAGTTTCCAATTTGAGATGCTAGATTAAAAGTAACGCTAGATGCTCCAGCGGGCAATGTGCATACTTTTGGAGTATTTGCCACTAAAGCAAATGATTGCCCATCACTAAATGAAACAGATCCAGCTCTTCCAGCAAGAGCAATATGATCTCCAGCTGGTATAGAAACTGTTTTTGATGCAGTAGTATTTGGAACAGTAGTAATCATACCTTCAAAAATTGTAGATGATGTTCCTGGAACTGCAGGAGGAATAAGCACAGATGCTGCCACTGGCGCAGGAAACGTATTAATACCCATTACGAAATCTCCACGCCTGATATATGAAAATTAATTGTTGTTGCAGATGCTCCGCCTGTAATTGTATTTGTAGCAGCAAGTACCTGCTTAAGATCAATATACACTGTAGTATATGCGGCAATTGCGGCTGTTGTATGTAAAGCAATTCCAGCAAATGTTAAAGTAAATGTACCCGCAGATGCTGCAGTATTTGTTACTGCAATATTTGTAACAACTGTAGTTGTTGCAGCGGGAACGGTATATAAATTTGTAGTTGTTGTAAGAGAAGCTGCTGTTCTTGCTAATACTTTACTTGTTGTAGCCATTAGTTACTACCTCCATATATATTATCATAACACATTTTAATATGCTCCCATTAATTGCATTACAGCAATATCTTCTTGATATAGATTAGATGCAAATCCGCTACTATTTAATTCCACCCATTGATATGAGTCTCCATCATTTATATAAGTAAGTTTTGTTCCATCTAAGGTATCTACCCATATGTCTCCAACTGTAGGAGAAACTGGAGCGGTTGCGCTAAATGTATATTTAATTCCACCAGCACCCGTTGTTGTTACAGTTCCATCTGCTAATAAATATTGACTAGAAGTTCCTCCTGTTTTAACAAAAGAGGTACCAGTTATTGCGCCACCAGCGTCAATACCGTTTTTTACTTTAAAATTTTTCTCTGTTGCCACAGAAGTTCACATATCCCCTCTTGTATTAATTAAATGTTATGCTGCTAAGATATTACCTAAAACCTTTATTGAAGTTGTTCCAGTTGTTCCAGATACTGGAGTTACTGTCATAGTAATATTATTAGAAACTACTGTAAGATCTACGTTAGCAATAGTTACGTTAGAAGAAACTTCTGAATATGAAGTCATCCAAACTGTTGTACCGTCTGTTGTCCATGTGCTCTTAACAACTTGAGAGTTAACTCCATTTTTAATTTTAACAATGAATTCTCCTCCGTCATATGAGGCTGTTGCACATATGCTAGAGAGTGTAGCAGCGGTTACTCCAGTAGTTGAACCACTGGCATTGACAGTTGCTGCATTTGCACCATATGTTACTGTTCCAGTAAATGCTGGGCTATTTGAGAATACTACTACACCGCTAGCGCTTCCAGTTTCATCAGTTATTGCTGCTGCTAAGTTAGCACTAGTTGGAGTTGTAAGGAATGTTGCAATTCCTGTACCCATTTGAGTAACACTGAGTGTTCCGTCTCCACCAGATGTTGTAACAAGACCATTAGTTGTAAGAGAACCAAGTTTCTTATTTGTTAAAGATTGTCCTGTATTAAGATCTACAAGAGTTATTGCTCCAGTTGCTGGCAATGTTGCAGTTGTAAGAGAAGATCCACCTGCTAATGTTATTCCACCAGATCCAGTTGTAGTAAATGTACCTGCAGTGCTTACATTTCCACCTAAAGTAATTGTATTTGAACCGTTATTTACTCCAGTTCCACCATATGTAGCTCCAATTAATGAACCTTGCCAGGTACCTGTTCCAATTGTTCCAAGAGTTGTAATAGATGATTGTCCTACGTATGTAGATGCTATATCAATAGAATCTGCATTTACAAGAATTCTATTTGCAGTACCTACTGCATCAATTGAATTACCATTTTTTACAAGACCAGCACCTGCACTTGTTGTGGATACTCCTGAGAATTGACTCCAGTTAATAGCAGATGTACCAACTGTAGTTACTACTGCAATTTGCACCCAAGACTGGCTACCATTAGTTGGACCCGCTACAATATAAGTTAAATCACCTTGACCTAATTCTGGAACCTGATCATTATCTACAGCACGAGTAAATACAAATGATGTTGTGGTTCCAACTGTGCCAACAGATGTTACTGTATAAATACCATTCTGAAGTGCTGTTGCTTGATCTTTAATAAGAACACGATCTCCAACAACTAATGTTTGGCCGTCAATTGTAATTGCTGTCCAGTTAGAAGATGTAGCAATTGTAAGTGTTGCTCCAACTCCCGTTGAATTGTTATTATAAGTTGTTGTTATTGTTCCGCCGACTAGGTTTCCTGCTGTTCCAAGTGCTCCAGTTGTTGCATATGCTACTGCATCATGAGCATTTACTCCAGTTGCAACTCCATCAACATATTGCTTTGTTGCTGCGTGTAATGCTAATGTTGGGTCTGCTGCAAGAGTTACAGTTCCAGTAAATGATGGGTTATTAAGTGGAGCTCTAGATGTATCAGTTGCGTGAACGTGATCTGCACGAGCAGTTGTAGTAGCTGTTCCAACTGCAGCAACTCCATCCATTACTGGTGTTGTTGAGCTTAATCCTGTTATGCTATTAAAAGATGTACCTGTTGCTACACCAATATTTGGTGTAGTAAGTGTTGGAGACGTATCAAATACTAATTTTCCAGAACCAGTTTCATCTGAAATAACGCCTGCTAATTCAGCAGAGGTTGTTGCTGCAAATACTGATAATTTATTTCCTGTATATGCTACTGTTCCGCCAGTTCCAAACGCTACAGAAGATGCATCAGTTCCCGTAAATGTTAATGTGTTGCTTGCTGTAAAAGTTTTTCCATCAGCAATTGTTAATGTTGATCCTGTAGCAGGAGCGGTAATTGCAACTTTATTTATAGATGTTGCTGATGCAACACCAAGGACTGGTGTTGTAAGAGTTGGAGATGTTGCAAATACAAGAGAACCAGATCCAGTCTCATCTGAAATTACACCAGCTAATTCTGCTGAAGTTGTTGATGCAAATGCGCTAAGCTTATTAGCGGTAAGAGCAATTGTTCCAGTTGCATCTGGAAATGTAATTGTTTGTGATCCAGTCAGGGTTGCTGGTAGAAGAGTTATACTTCTATTTGATGATCCGCCATTACGACCTGTAATAATTAAAGCATCTTGTGTAGCTGATCCTATAATTGTAACGCCAGAAGAGCCTTCTACATATGCTCCACTTTTAACTCTAAATTCTCTATTTGTTGCCATTTTCTTATCTCCTTATGCCCCTATTGCAGTTCTTAAAAATCTTACTGAAATGGGTTTTTTTGTGCCGATTGGTGAAACCTTTAAATAAATTATACCATTAGTTTTGTCCGCAGTTATGTCTGCTAAAGGGGTATCTGTATATACATCTCCGTATCTACTTAATAATAGATCATTTTGATCAGATGTTAAATTTGCTTCCAAGGAGTGAGTCTCACCTGCAAAAGATATTTGAATTGTATATTTAAGAGTTTTCCATACATTTATATCTGCAGTATCAATAGTGGTTAAAGTATCTATTCCAGTAAGATTGCCTTTAAGCTGATCTGATAATTGTGTTAAAGGAACCCAGTTTCTGCCGCCTTGTGTAGATGAAGTTAATACATAATCTGAGCCAGCAGGAACCCCTAAATCTGGTTCTGTTTCTGGTAAACTAATATAATTATATCTATCTGGATTTACCTCAGTTGGGGGAGTTTTTTTAACTTTACCTGATTTAAGTTCAGCCATTTAAAGTCTCCAGAATGCTCAATACTACTTTTACTGAGCTATTAGTACTTGCTAAAGCTTTTACTGCACTCCCAGATTCTAAAACAAGCTTTCCCGTAGTAGCAGAAACTGCATCATTTGCGGGAATAGAAAAATCTTTTAATAATTCAGTAGTAGTAGATCCTTTAAAATGTGAAAAAGTTATTGTTTTAGTAGAAGCACTTGTATTGCTTACTTGAGCCATTAAAATAATAGAAGTGTATCCTGTAGGAGCAGTGTATAGGGTTGTAGAAGTTGTTGTTAATTCTGCTGTAACTGTTTTAAATATATTAAGTGTTTCTGCCATGATATTCTCCTTTTATCCCTCTATTGCCAATATGTATGGGGTCATTACTGCAAATAAACTTTTATCAAAAGTAACTCCTGTAATAGTACCAGTTCCTCTATTAATAACCAAATCTGAACCAATTCTAAAATCACCTAACTGATCAGTACTTGTATAATAAACTTGACCCCCTAATTCTTGAACAACTTCAGTTGCCTGATTAGGAATTCCACCATTTTGAGGAAGTGAAGTAATAACATTAGTTCCGCTTCCACTATATTCAAAAGTATGTCCTGCAGCTGTAATTCTACTTGGTTGATAAAATCTTGCAGTTGTTCCTGATGATACTGAAGTTTTTAATCTTTCAACTAATGTAATAGTAGAGCTGCCACTAGAAATTGGAGTAACTCCTTTTACTGTGTAGTAGTTTGCTCCATTATCAAAAGTTACAGTATTATTAACAAAAGGTGTTTGAGATAATCCAGATAAAGTAACTACATTTTCGGTAGTATTTATTTGTGGCGAAACTCCCGAATATAATTGTGGGCTTACTCCTGTTGCTTTTAATCCAAAATTACCAAAACTAGAATCAGAGCCAATTAGAGAACAAAATCCTCCACTTTCACAAAGTATTCCAACATCACAGCAAATTGTATATATGCTAATAAGCTGAGCATAACCTTGATTTAAAATATGAATACCTTTTCCGCCTTGATTGAATTGAGTATACTGAGCGGCAAGCATTGATTTACCGCCGCCGACTACAGATCCATCAACTCTCATTCCCGTACCAGTGGTAGTACTTGAAGAACAATTATTTACATAAGGACTTGAAACAATATTTCCAGCGGAGCCATCTGGGTTAAATGCAATTGCTGCTGATGGTGATAAATGTCCTTTAAATGAAAGTCCTGAAATGTAATTTCCATTGTTAACATAAAAAATATCTTGTGTAGCATTATTTGGTCTAACGGCAGTTGTTCTAAAGTTGTCTCCTATTAAAGAAACATTTGTTGGAACTGTAACTGGATTATTTTCATAATATGTTCCGCTTTTTACATAAACTGTTGTGCCAGCAGTTGCAACTTGTAAAGCTGCTTTAATTGTTAATTTTGCTTTACCTAAACTTGTTCCGTTATTTGCATCGCTGCCGCTTTTAGAAACATATAAAACATTTAATACAGAATCATTAGATGAACCAGAACTAATCCAACTAGTTCCATTCCAAAAATAAAGGGATTTATCGCTACTTGAGCTGTTATAATAAACTTGGCCTTCTACTGGAAAAGCAGGAGCAGAAGATAAATTTTGAATTCTTGCATTTAACAATTGATTTTGATTTAAATCTAAATTAATTACAAATGTTTTTTTCATTTTATCTCCTATGACAGATAGGCTATTCCAGCAAAAGGCTGAGCCATCTCAATTGTTAGTTTTTTATTAGTGTTATAGGCTATTCCGACTTCTAAAATATCTCCTGCAACTGTTTTTACTGTTACGCCTGGGTTATATCCTAAATTATGGTTTATAACTAGAGAATACATTCCGTCTACTGGACCTGTTAACTGCAATAATGTCCAAGAATATTCAAAAAATGAAGCATTTTGTAAAATGTAACTATAAGCTCCAGCCCAGCTGCCGTCTAAAAGTTTTGGGCCAGTAAGTCTTGTTGTATCTTTATCATAATAAAAATCTCCTTCAAGACCAAGGTTATCTGCTGGCGCACCATTGCCATTAATGATTCCTCTTCCCCTTTGTCCTTGAGGACCAGGGGTTTGTACTATGACTTCATTATTTGGAACGGTTACAATAATTGTTTCTGTCATTATAATGTTACCGATCTACTAAGTGTTAAAAATCCTTCTATCAATTTAATTTTGTTTGCATTTGAATCTGTTAACATAATGTCATAAGATGATTTTGGATAGAACAGCTTATTAGTTTGTGTAGGAGTCATTTTAATTGTTAATTTACCAAGGGTAGGTGATATTACAATTCCACCTGATGGAGACGTTAGACTAAATGCTAATTTGGTTCCGCCTTTTGTATCACGCACTTGCATTTTTGCTGATGAGCCTGTTAAGTCAATGGGCAATCCATTATTGTCTTTATATTCAACAATAAATGTAAAAGTGGCATTTTGATCCACTTCGAAATTCTTTTGTCCTGCCATTTGCTAGTACTCCTAAATAGGAAAACTCCTATGCTTATTTTAGCACAGGAGTTATCCTAACTGTAATTATTAAATTACTTGTTAGTAAATCCAAATTCTTTATTACTTGGACTTAAAGCCTTCAAAATTACTGGTGCTACTGCTGCGAATCCACCCATTAGAAGGTCCTTTGGACTTGTATTTCCAGTCATGTACAAAGCAATTGCTGCTGAAAGAAATGCACGAGCATATGTTCCAAGCGCTGCTAAGATTTGTTCTGTCATTGTTACCGTTCCATCCTTGTTTAAATCGGCTTTATCAATTTTAGCCATTTTGTCATCTCCTCGTGGGCGGGATGCCCATGAATTTTCGGTGTTAACCGAATACTATAATTCTACCATTAAGAAGAAATATCTACAAGCTCACAATTTCCATCTGAGCTACAGGCAAGCGTAGCATTTGTAGAAGTTCCATCTTCTGTCTCATAGAATGATAAATCTTCCCAGCGAATGTTTTCTGGCATCTTAGAAACTAATTCATCATACTCTTCTTTTGTAACTTCTTGATATGGCGCTTGCTTATATGAGTGATCTGAATGAGGAAGGAATGAAATACCAGAGACCTCATCAAAATGCTTGTATACCCAAGATCCTACTTCCATCCATTCGTCTTCCTTTACAGAAACTGTAATTGAAGGCTTGTGCTCACACCATGCACGTTGATAAACTAACCAAATGTTTAGGTGCTCAATAGCAGTTAAATCATTTCTAACAATTGCACCTTCTGGTGCCTTTACAGGAAATGAAAATACGTATGTATCTGCTGGCTTCATTACATCATCTTCTACAGGAATGCCGACTTCTTTAAGAAAGGTAGAAATTGGATCTCCTTTTGAACCACGAACTGTACGAATGTAATATGGAGAATGCCAAGCATGCATTCCTGAAGATACCCCGACCAATTGGGACACTGTTCCTGATGGCTTTACAC